GTCTTATTGCTCATAATGCCTCTCCTTTCATTTCTTGGTAATAACCCTTACGTCTTCCCGTAGCTCGTCGATTCTCTCGTATGCCGTTGATATGTCCCTCTCAACGACCGCAAGCCGTTCTCTTATCTCGTCCACGTTGCTTGCGTACTTGTCCAACTTCTTTTCAAGTTGTTCAATGCGGTAATTGACAAGTTTGTTGGAGATAAGGATTCCAGAACCCGAACCGACTATCGTTCCGACCAATGCCAATAATGCCGTCAAGACTTCGTTTGTCATTATTGACCTCCTTTATTGTGGTTAATCCGTGACAACCTTTGATATAAATTCTCTGTAACCTTCCACGACGTCCAGGTTCTCGTCTGTTATCATTACGCAAGCGGTCAGAACGTCGTCCGCATTCCATAAGGTCTGACAAAGTCCGTGAAAATTCACTTTCGCCTTGCCTATGTCCGTTATCCCTTCCGCGTGAATTGAATAGTTGCCGTTTATTACCTTGATAATTGCGTATTTCATTTTTAGTTCTCCTTATGAATAATAAAAAATTCTGACTGTGCAATTTTGGCTTGCGTATGCCGACCCGTTAAACTGACGGACATCAACCCAAAGAACCGAAGGTTGCTTTATTAAAAAGGCGTAAAGATACTGTCCCGAAGCATTTTGAACTACCGCAGAAATGCAATTATTCAAAAATACACCTGTCGGCAATGTAACACCTGCAAGACCGTCCGCTGTTGTTGTAACATCAACGGTAAAAGAATTAACTTTTGATTTGTTGGAAACCAAAGAATTTAGACCGCCAGCCGTAACAACTTCGTAGTTGGTGTTTGCGGTCAACGTAGCACCATTGGAAATATCAGTTTTTGCCCGACACAAAGTACCATTCAGATAAAAATATATACCTGTTAAAATAGTCGAACCTGTATTATTAGTAGAGCCTGTTATTGAAGGCGAGGCAAGATCTGACTTGGGTGCTTTGTTGCCTATGGTTGAACCGACCGTTGCCAAGCCTTGTCCTGTTGCCTGTACGACAAGAAGGTTGTCACTGTCTGACGGTGTTACTGTCTGGAAATCTTGTAGTCTTGCCATTTATTTTTCCTCCTGTTCTAAAGCGGATATTCGCTTTTCAAGGTTTTCAATCATTTTTGCCTGTTTCTTGATTACGTCTTGCAAGTAAGGAATCATCGAAACATAATCAAGACTTGCGGGTCTGTCTTCTGTTTCTGGTGATACAAGGTTCGGAAGAACTTCCGCCACGTCTTCGGCGATGAATCCTCGTTTGTCCGTTCCTCGTTCCTTGTCCTTGTAGTCGAATGAAACCGCATCAAGCAAAAGAATTTTTTCGGAATCTTCAATCGGCTTGATGTTCTCCTTGACCTTACGGCTTGAAGTCTGCGTGACTGATACGCATTCAACATTTCCCGTGTCGCCACGAAGATATATGTTGTTGTCTCCGTTCGAGTTTCTAAACGCTCCATAACCATAAGTAGCCGCCGCAAAGAAAACACGCAACGTTCCGCCACTGTCTGCGGCGACTATCTGCGTTTTAGCCGTCAAGCCTCCGCAAGTAATCGCACCTGTGAAGTTTCCGCCGCCTGATGCCGTGACATTGCCTGTCGTTGACAGTGAAGTTCCTGACACTGCGCCAACCGATGCAACCGCACCGAACGACGCTCCCGTAATTCTGCCTGACGAGGTGATATTGCCTGTCGCAGTGATATTTCCGCCCGAGTAAATGTTTCCGTTTGCGGATATATGACCGTCTTTGCCGACAAGAGTTATCGTTTGCGTTCCGCTTGAATTGGCAAGCGACAATGCACCGCCGTCGTTGTTTGCCACCAACGTTCCGACCTGTGTTGTGTCGGTCTTACCAACCGCAATCAGACCGCCGTTCGCCGTAGGTTCGATTGACGCAAGAACAACGTTCGAACTGTTGACTACACGGAAAAGGTTTTTAGCAACGAAGTTTACCGCCGTGACAAGTCCTGTCTTGGAGACTGTCAGGTTTGTTGCACTGATTGAAACCGTGTTCGATTCAAACTTGATTTCGCCACTGTTTATCGTGATAGACGATGAGCGGTTGCTCATATCGGTTGCCATTTTCCCGCTCATCTGGGAATTGACTGTCGAAGTGTCCGCCTTGAGCGTGATTGCCTGTGCGTTCTGTTGGATTGCCGTTCCCTGACTTGTGACCGTTCCCGACAGGGTGTTTACTGTCGTTTGGTCGGCTTTCAGTGCGATTGCGTTTGCGTTCTGTTGAATCAGTGTGCCTTGATTCGTGACTGTGCCTGACAGGGAATTGAAGTCTGTCATTGAGACTTTAGACGAAATCTCATCGGACAGGACTTGGAACTGTGCAGATATTGCGTAAGGCTTATAAATTGAACTTTCGCCAATCAGTTTGACACTGTTTGAACCGATAATCGTTATGTCGTTCCCCTGATAGTCGGTGATAGTGACGTATGTGTAGTCTTCCAAGTCTTCCTCATCGACAACCGCAATACAAATACAACGAATCGTTGAACCGTAGTTTGCGGAATCACGAAGGATTGTGATTGTCGGTGTTCCGGTTGCAAGTTGTGTTACGCCTTCTTCATTGACCAACTCCCAAACAAAGACCGCAGAATATAACGCCGTTGCATCTGTCGAAAGACCTTTCATCAGGTGCGCCGTGTAAGTGACATTGGCATTTGTTCCGTCGTCGTCGTTGTCTATGGCAAGCCACAAGCCGTCTGCGCCCGAAGGCCCCTGAATGCGCCCTACATCTTCCCAACTGTTCGTTTGGGTGTTCCATACGACAAGGTCAGTGCCGACCAAGTAAGCATCGCCCGCACTTCCTGTCGGGTGTGCGGCGATAAGTTCTGCCATAGAGTTATAATTGCCAAGAATCTCAAGTCCGTGTCCGTCCTGTCCGTTCTGACCGTTCGCACCACGAACCGAGATTGAATAACTTGTGTTAATCTGTCCGTTTGCGTAAGTATAGACAGTCTTTGCCCACAAGTACGGTTGTGCCTCTGTCGGTTGTGTCGGTGCATTTAACGGGAAAGCGGAAGGGATAACAGTTCCCGAGTTAGACAGTGCGTAAGTCGTGACAACTGATGTCTGGACAAGACTGTCAAGGGTGCTTTCCACGTCTTCGCCGTTCAAGGTGATTGACGGTGCGGTGATAGTTCCCGCATCAAGGTCGATTTGCAACTGACTATTGGTTGATTCGATAAGACCTGTTCGAACCCTGTTTCCTGACATTGAACCCGCAGTTATAAAATCTGCGACTATCTCTCCGTCTGCGGTCATTGCAAGACCATACGTTCCGTCATAACCTGTCGAGGAATAACCAAGACCGTTTTTATTCCACCGCCAAACCTTCGTTGCGGTGTTAATGTCGGACGTGTCCATAATCAGGATTTCGTCAGGTTCGCCGTCGTTGTTGGAATCGTGAATGACGACATATCCGCCCAAGTTTCCCGTGATAAGCTTTGTTGCCCTCTCGATTGCCTGTTCCATTATGGACGAAGACGGTTTGACTTGGATTTCCCTTTGTTGTTCGACTATTGTATCAACGATGTTCGTTCTTGTGTCTCCGAACGTTGTTGACGTGTATCTTTCTTGCAATACGTCCCAAACAGTTTCGATACATTTTGCGCTTGCGGAAATCCCCAAAGCATCAAAGTAAATATGGACAGTGTCGCACAAATCGACACGGTCTTGAAGTTCGCCCATTTGAACGAAATCAAGGGTAATGGTATTTTTTACCGTTACCAAATTATGATTGTTTATGTAATTTGTCGCAAGGGTCGCAAGTTGGGTTGAAACAGGCGTTGAACTGTCAAAGTTGACATCGTTTGAAAAGTCGATTGCTTTGTCCCTGTCAACGTCTATTATCAACCCTGTTGGAACCTTCGTTCCGACTGTCAGGAATCCGTCTGAATCAATACAGAAAGGAACAATGCCTGTGCATAGATTTTCCATATTCAATTCTTGGGAAAGGTCGGTCAGGTTCTTCCCGTAAGATATACGAACGCCCCTGTCCTGTCCCCTGTTCTGTTTAAGGCTTGCGGTGTAATTGTCATATTTCCATTCGCCGCCGAAAATGTCCAATAAACTTCCCTGTTTGCCGCCAAACCACGAACGGACGGACGAAGGTTCGGTAATATTGAATGAATGTGCCGAACTGATGTCTGTTGTTATCGTGAAGTCGTCCGCCTGTGCTTGCAACACGGAACAGGCGGCAACGCAAGAACCCGCAGAACCGGAAGTGATAACCTTACCGCTCAAATCGTAGACGATATGTTGTGCGGAAACCTCAAAACTTCCGTTTATCGTCTTGCCGACCTTATAGATTCGGAATAACTGCGGGTCGTCGGTGAAGTTCGGTTTCGCCTTGATAATGCGGTTCGGTTGTATTTCCTCTGCGTGTATGCCGTTTGCCGAATAGAGCAAGACAAGTTCATAACCGCCGTTCCTTTGTTCCTTGACTTCCGCCCTTAAACAATCGGATAATGCACCGATTCCAAAATTGGAAGGAACAGAACCTTCCGTGACTGTCGAATATAGAATCGGAATCATTGATTTTCTCCTTATATCGTGAAATATCTTGGTGTTATCGTGACAAGGCTTGTTGTTCCCGAAATGGTTATCGTGTTGTCACCTGACAACAACGAAGGGAACGAGCCTGTTATCTTGTCATTTCTGTTTTCTGTCGTTAGTCTGTATGCGTTCATTGAATCGCAGTCTATGTTTATATAGTCGAAAACGTCTGCCGTTATCGTCTGACCGCCGAACGTGATTGTTACTTCGCCCGAACCCTCAATGTGTATCAAGGGTTTCGAAGGAAACTTCGTCGGGTTTGTCATTGTTGCGCCGTTCGTGACTGTCACCGCCGTTTTTCCTGTCTTCAAGAACCGCTCTGGGCGACAGGTGAAACGCAATTCCGCCTCTCCGTATTGCAACATATCATCGGAGAAAGAATCTTCGCCCGAATAGTAAGCAAGTCGGAAATAATCAGGTTCGAAGGAATCTTCCAATTCCTGATAACCTGTCTTTGAATTTAACCAAGCCGTGACCGCAGATATTCTTTCGGGCAACAGACCCGAAATGATACCGCCCGATTCTTCCGTCAGGTCTTCCGCAACAAACACCTTGTATATGCGGACAACGTCTTCGAAGGCATCTTCTTGAAACAGGATTGAACCGTTGCGACCTGGAACGGAAAAAACAGTCTGTTTTCTTTTGGGTTTATCAAAGACGGGAGATTCCCGAACGACAATGCCATAGTTCGTGGAATCTTCCCCGCCCCACTTAATCAGACCTTGTCTGTTTAAGTCATTGAAATTAGGCATATATTGCCTCCTTTCTTCTGGACATTTCCGCAAGCTTTAAAGCAACTTCGTTTGCAATGTCGTTTGCGCTCTGTCCCTGTGCGCCATATACGTTGATTGTGACCGCTCCGCCGTTGTAGGTTGTGTTATTTCCCAACATTTCCGCAGATGCGCCGTATGCGCTAACTGACGCGGTCATATTGCCTGTCAGGTTGTCCATACTTCCGACCATATCGGAACGGACATCGGACATTTCGTCTTCAAAACCTATTCCCAAGCCTTCCGCAAGGAATGAACCTATCTTGGCGAACTCTTTTGACGGCGACGCAATGCCGAAAACGCCCTTGATTGCGCTTAAGATAGCGTCACCCATTGCATAGATTTGATTCTTTACCCAAGAAATCTTGTCATTGATGCCGTTCCATAAGCCTTCGACAAGATTTCGACCGATTGAAACGACCTTGTCGGGCAATTCCTTAATCTTTTCTATGACATTGGAAACAAGCTCTTTACATTTATTTGTTATGCTTTGGATTTTGTCTCGAATCGTATTGAACGCATTTGTAAATCCGGTCTTCAAGTTATTAAGCCAATTCGTAAAACCTGATTTGATGTTTTCAATCAGGTTGGTAATGAAAGACTTGATATTGTTTCCCCAACTCTTTACAAGATTGATGATAAAATCCAACGCCTTATTGACGAACGGTTGAATCCAATTTGTGAAACTCAATAACAGGTCGCTTGCGTTCTCCAACAGACCGCCAACAAGATTCACTATCTCGGGGAAAGCCTCGACCAAAGCGACAACGACCGCCCCGACGATAACCAACGCAGAATCAATAATCATTTTGACATTGTTAGGTTCTGTCAATGCCTGTGCAATCTCTGAAATTATCTTCACGATTGCGGGCAACAGGACGGGCAGAAGAACGGCAATCTGATTTGTTATCTGTGACGCTAATTCAATCAAGCCGTTTACAAATTTGGTTACGTTGTCGCCCTCTGACAACCACGTCACGATTGACGTTATAAATTCGCCCAAGCCTTCAACAATGACAGGCAAGGCGTCGAACAAAGCCGATATAATGCCTTCAATTCCCGAAATGATAGACGGCATCAGTTCTGGAATCATTGACGTTACCGTCACGATTGTTTGCAACAGGACATCAAATACCGCCGTGACTAACTGTGGCAACATCGGCGCAAATCCTGATATTAAAGACGTGATGATTGACGCACCAAGACTGATAAACTGTGGCGCAAGTTCTGTTATCTTTGCAATCACGGATTGCAGACCCGAAGTAATCTGACCGATGCCCGAATCGTCGCCAGAAAAGACCTTTGCTAATCCGTCCATAACTTGCGTTATTCCCGGCAAGAAGTTTGACATCATATTCTTTTTCAGTCCGTCCAATGCCGTATTCATATTTTGCATTGCGTCTTGATATGCGGCGGCATCTTTGACCGCCTCGTCGCTCATAACGCCGCCTAATTCGTGAACCTGATTTTTTAGTTCCTCGGTTTCTTCCGCAGTCATATTGAACAAGGGTGCAAGCTCGACCGCACCTTTACCAAGTAAATCATTGGCAAGTGCGGTTCGTTCGCCCTCGTCTGCTACATTCTGTAACGCCTCGATTGTTCGGTTCCACGTTTCTTCGGGAGACATCGTCGCCAATTCTTCCTGACTGATTCCCAATGCGTCGAAGGCGTCGTTTCCTTCTTCGGCGGCAATCGTCAGTTTCTTCATTGAAGTTTTCATTCCTTCAATGGAAGCGCCTGCGTGTTGCAAAATGAAGTCCCATTCCTGATAACCTGTGGCGGACATATTCATTTTCTGCGATTCTTTGTCGATAGTGTCGCCCAAAGATGCAACGTCATTAGCGGCATCAACAAACGCCTTTCCGGTTGCGACCGCCGCACCTGTGACCGCCGCCATTGCACCCGCAATGACTGCGCCTGTCGTTTTAAGTCCGTTCGCTAACGATTCTCCGAAAGACTTTCCCGACTTTTCGCCCGCCTCTTTTGCGGCATCGTCCGTCACGCCTGTTAATTCTTTTGTTATTGTGGCTTGCGACCCTTCCATTGTAGGAACAATCGTGACAAATGCCTTTGCGACTTCAAATCCGTTACCGCTTGCCATTTCGCTTTACCTCAAACCATCTCTTTAGTTCTTCATAAGGCAATGCGCCTTTTCCAAACTTCTTTTTATCTTTGTCCCTATCCGTTGGTCTTGGATAAGGTGTTATTTTCTTTTTCTTGCCACCGCCCAAACCGCAGATATTAACGTTTATGACTTGCAATAAGTCGTAAATGTCCGCCAATATCCGATTCGTTGTCAGTGTGTTTTCCCAACCCGTCGATTTTCCAAGCTCACGGGCAAGGGCAGAATCGGAATCCAAATTCCGAATAAACGAAAAAAGGGCGTTCCACGAAAGAACGCCCCCGACATCGTCTAATTGATAATTAGTTCTTGTCAGAAGGTCAAATGTTATTGCCTCGCAATGTTCTTCTGTAAACTTCGCAAGGCTAATTATTCCCCCAATGACTTACTGTCTCCGCCCTGTTCTCTTGTCGCCTCCGACCAAGCCTCAACGATTGTTTTGAAATCGTCTGCCGTCAGGGTTTCGACAACTTCCTTTCCCAAGTATTCCTCAAAAAACTTGATAACCTCGTTTTGATTATCCATTTTCGAAAGTCTCTTTAAGGGTAAGGACTTACCAAGCGGAATCATATATGACTTATCGTCAATGTTTACTTTGAGGCATTCAACCTCTTTTTTCTTCAAGGTCAATTCTTTAGGCATAATCAGAACTCCTTTCGATTTATCAAGACGTTACCTGTCCGTCGTCCTTTGCGAACGTCCAAGATGCCGCCTCAATGGTTGTTTCCCAAGTGATTGCGTCAGTGGGTGCAAATGTGATGTCTGAAACGTCACGGATAATGCCCTTTGATGTTCCAAGCATCATTGCGTCTTCGCCGTCTTTCATCAGGAATAAGAAAGCTTTAGGACTTGCGGAAACTCCAGGTTCCACGGTTACGGAAACGATGTTTCCTGTTGTGGTCGTTGCGGCGGTGTAGTTAACGTTATCTGCGCCGAAGATTGCCTCAAGTGTTGCCTTGTCGGTGTACATCAAAGGTGCGGTTACTGTTCCGCCCTCGTCGCCCGCAACAAGTCTTTCAACCTCTTTCGCCCAATTACGGAGCGGGTCGGAATCCTTGCCCGTTGACCAAGTAATGCCGTCGGCGGTAATTGCGCCAATGGACTTCCAAGCCTCGGGAAGTGACGCCGTGGGAGAAGAAGGAAGGGAAGTTCCCGCATCTGCCATATAGACCATACCTGTTGCAAGACCGATTCCCAAATTTACCTTATTAGATGCCATAATGGTTTAACCTCTTTTCTTTTAGGATTCGTCTAAATCGACTTTTTGTTTATGTGCAAGGACGTTGACGGTCGCCTGACACAAACACAAGTCCGGTCGGACGGGGTCATTGCCCCAACTCATTAGATTTTGTTCGTCGGAAAACCGCAGTTCCCCGAACTGTGAATTTGTCTGTTCTTTTAAGATTCCAAGCACTGTTTGCAATAGTGCCAACGCACCCGCATTCTCTTTCGCCCTTGCGGATATGCGGACAAGGAACGTATCAATCGTGTTTTCAGACGTTCCGCCCATTAGCTCGATAAGAACGGAAGGGACAGTGAAGTTTTCGGGCAACGGTCGGACGTAAGCGACGACGTATTCTTCCAACGCCTGTCTGATTTCGTCTTCGATGTCAACTGATTTGTAAATAATCATAAGATTGCCCCCGTCAATGCTCCGTCTTCCGTTTCTGCGATTACGGATTCTTTGTCGGTCGTTGTAACGAACCCGACCCAACGTCTGTTTTTATATCGTCCCGACTGTTCAACGGATTTCGAAAAACCTTTTCCGCCTCTGGAATTGTTGCCGTTCGCACGATTTGCGATTTCGTCTGTCGTCTGTTGCACAAGTTCCCTTGTACCCTCTGACCTCAAGATTTCGCCGAACCCTTCGCCGATAAACTCAATCCGAATGTTCGTCTGTGCCATAATCAACCCTCCCAACGGATAAGGTTTAATTGAATGTTCGAACGGGTGAATGCACCTGTCCAAACTCTCGGTTCGCCGTTGATTTCGTATGTCTGTCCGTCAAATTCGATGTGGTCGCCCGCTTTCACGTCCGTTCCTTCGGGAACATACGCAGTCCAACCGTCAGACAGTCCCAAGACCCGACCGTCAAGCGAAAGGCTTGTCGATGCGGGTTGAACCGAACAACCGTTGACTGTCGTTTTCGTGACCTTGTCTTCCGACCAATCGGGAACTGTCGAACCTCTGACTGTCTTTGTTGCGGGTCGAATGACCTTGATTGTCTGTTTAGCGAATGACGGCAACATATCAGAACACCCCCGTTACTTTGTAAGGGTTCAAGACTTCTTTGTTGTCGTCAGGAAGTGCGGTTGAACGTGTGTTCCCCGCCCAAGATGCGTTGTAAGTGACGGACACTCCGCCCGCCGCCTCCGATGTTACGCCGTAAGAACTTGACACGGCGTGTGTTACACGATGCGCCGTAAGCTCTTTCAGAACGTCAATCTGCGTTGCATCAAGTCCCGCCTGATAGACAATACGAATGCGTGAACGCCTGTCGATATTGGAAACGGAATAAACACGGACAAGACCTGATGCGTCAAGGTCAAAGTCCGTTGTCTCGTCCCCTTTCCATTCGTTATCTTCAAAAACGGCATTCAAAAGAACAGATTTAATACCCGTGACGTATGTTGCGGGTAATTGTATAAGAAGGTCAGAACCGACGAAAGAATCCCTCAAGTCGAAGACCCGATAGACCATTTCACATTCCAAGTTCGGGTAAATGTGCCAACCGCAATAATTCTGGATAGAACGTGTAGCGGAATGGATATTCGGTTCGATTCGAACGTCGCCCGTGTACTTGTTAGCCGTGAAATTATTAAATTCCGTTGTCGTCAGGAAGTCGGACAGGGATTCTGCCGTGGTTAGTTTATAACCCCAAGTCGTGTTTATCATTTGTTCTTGACTTCCTTTCTTGACTTATTGGAAACCTTCTTTGCCTTTGTCTTGGGTTCCGATTTCGGTTCGACTGTTTCTTCGGTCTTCTTTTCCGGTTCTTCGTACCCTTCGGGTGCTTTGTTAAGCCATACCGAACGACCGTTTATTGTGTAAATCTTCATCGGTCAAACCTCCTTTCTTCGAAAATAGGAAAGAAGGGCGACGGGATAACCCGCCACCCTTTCAATCGTTATCAAGACGCAGAATTTGCAAGAAGAACAACGCCCTTGAGGTCAACAACTGCGGTTGCAAGGCGAACTTCTGCACGAAGTGTTACTCTGTTGTAGAGGAAATCGTCTTCGTTCTCTGCGGCGATTGCAACGTCCATTCCGCCCTTTCTCCAAGTCTTGACCGCCTCACGAGCGGCAACAAGTGCGGAACCCTGACTTACTGCGGAAGATGCGTAAATCGGAACGCCCCAGATTGCGGAAGGAACGCCATATGCGCCGTTGCCGTATGCGCCGACGAAATAACCGCCGCCGTAATACTGCTTGTTGGAATCCTTCGCAGTCATAAGAGTTACGATGTCTGCGGGGTTAAGAACAACAACAGATGCGTCGTATGCGGAATCACTCTTGACCTTCATAATTGCGTCAAGAATGCCGTCTGCGAATGTCTTTGTTGTGCCGTCGTATGTAGCCGCACCGATGCCCTCTGTTGAACCGATAGCGTTAATAACATAGTTGTCCTCAACCTTGCCAAGATTGTGCATAAGCGTATTCTGTACTTCGCTTGCAAGGAAAGGTGCGTCAACGAGGATTTCGTCTGTCTCTTTAAGCCAAGCGGCAATCTTTGAAAGTGCAAGGGTTGTTCCCGCAAAGCTCGTTGAAACCTGTGGTTTCTTGCCGTTCTGTGATGTGGGCGAAATGCCGCCGTTTGTCTCGAATGCGCCCTCAAGGAAATATGTGATTGCGTTTCCGCTAATCTGTGTTTCTGTGAATAAAGATGCGGCGGAAACCCTGTTTCCTACGGGTGCGATTGAACGGTCAACGTCCGCAATCTGCGGAGCGGTTACAACGGAATTGTAAGCCTTCTCAAAGTGTGTTCTGACGCCAGACTTCTTGTCTGTCATTTCTGAAACCTTCTGTGTAAATTCTTCGATGTTAGACATTTTCTTTTCTCCTTCTGTTGTGATGTCTTCTTTCTTGCCGATAGAATCAAGGATTGATGCGGCTTTCTCTGCCTTCTCTATCTGTGATTCAAGGTCGGCTATTTCCTTAACGAGAACCTCGCCTTTGTCGATTGCCTCGACGTCGTTTTCCTTGATTGCGGGTTCAAGCTCTGTCAATGCGGTTTTCTTCTCCGCTAACTGTTCTTTAAGATTCATTTGTTGAATCCTCCTTGAACTGATTTATTTTTGCGAGAAGTTCAGATGCCCTTTTCTCATTACCGCAATCCTTCTGTTCCTCCGATGCCTCGTTGACTTCGGGTTGTGTCTCTGACTTGGGTTCTTCTTTCTCTATATCGTCGTCACTTTCTGCCAAAAGGCTTTCAAGTGATTTGATATTTTCTTTGATGCCGTCAATGGCTTTTCTGATTGTGTCTTCGTCCTTCTGACTGTTTCTGCGTCCGGTCTTGATGTAATCTGCGGTCAGAACATCGTCTGCCGTCTTTACTGCGACCACGCCCGCATCGTCATTTGCGGGAACGCAGACACAGGAAATCTCGAACAGGTCAAGTTCACGAAGTTCATTTGCCTTTCTGCCGTCTTCAAGTTCGACAGGCGCAGAATCCAAAATGTCATAAGCGAATGAGAACTTCGAAAGTCTGCCGTCCTTGTATAAGTCACGAACTCTCTGCGCCTCGTCCGTTCCGTCGAACTCTGCGACAAAGTGCAATCCCTTTTCGTCTTCGTCGGCTTTAGCCTTGCCGATGTATGACGACAGATTGTCCATTTGGTGCGACCACAAAAGCGGTATATTCTCTCCGCCGTTCCAACGGTCTTTTAAACTGTTGGTGAATGCGCCTTCTTTGACAACGTCGCCGTATGAATCAGGTTCACGAATCCAAGTTGATGCGTACCCTTCAAGACTGCCGTTGCCCTCGTCCTTGTACTTGACGTTAAATTGTTTTGTCTTCATTTTTATTACCTCCGTGAAATCACGACTTCGATTGAACAGTTACAACCGCACGAATCGTCAGGGTCGCCCGTGTCGTCACCAACCCAGAACTGACCGTTTGAGAACTCCGCATCAATCGGCACTCTTTCGCCGTTCATTGCCAAATGTGACGGACGGGGATTGTCGCCTGTTATCCATTCTTTTTCAACAATCTTTCCGACTACTCGTGGCGAACCGTTACTGATTGCCTGATGTGATGCCTCAATGACCGCCCAAGATGCGATTGCGGTTGCAGCAGAACGTCCCAAAGTCTCCGCCGTGTTTTCCCTTGTCTCGTATACCTTCTCAACGTCCGGTTCTTCGGTCGCCAATTCCTTTTCAATCCGCTTTAATGTCTGCGAATTGATATTCTTTGCTCTGTTTTCCGCCGTCTTCCTGACGTATGCCGTTGTCTTTTCGGTTACATAATCGGATTCAAGGGATTCTGCGGTTTCTTCGCCGTGTGTGTCTGCGATTTTCTGCAAAACGGGTGTTAAGTCGTCGGCAAGTTCCTTGTCCCACCTTTCCGCATTCCAAAAATCACCGCCAGAAGATAACTTCGGCTTAATGGAACGGAACTGACGTTCAAAGAACTTCACGAATACGTCTGTGACCTCGTCATTTTCGCTCTGTTCGCTCTTTCCCTTTATCCTGACTTCGTTATCCTTGCAAGACTTGCAACCGCAGACAGGGGCAATTACGGCGGTATTTTCTTTCGCCTGATTGTCTATGCCGTCGTAGGAATATGAATCGTCGGGATTTGCCACGCCGTTTGTGGCAACGTTCAACGGGGTTATAAGCTCGTCGCCGCCTTCCATTGGCGGAAGGTTCATATCTGCTCGTGCCTCGTTCCTCGTAAGCCACGGCGCACCGACCGACGTTTGAAGAATTGATGCTCTTTCTTCGAACGAACCCTTCAATTTTTCGGTCAGGTCAAATTCGACATACAGATTCGGTTCTGCGTTTATCATCGGCAACAAGAAGGCGTTAAGTCTCTGTTGCAACATTTGAAGAACAGAACCCAAGCAATCGGCATATAATGCCCTTGCGTTATCCTTTGCGCTTGCGTAAGTCTGCGTGTCAGAATGCCAAATCAAAGACGGGTTGACAGAATATGCCGCCGCCACTGATTCACGGGACAATTTGACCGACTGCGCCCATTCTGATTCCTTGAATGACGTTGAAAACGGTTTTATTTCCATTCCGTCTTCCATAATCGGAATCGAACCCGCCTTGCTACCGCCAGAACCCCAAGATTCACGAAAAGCGGTTGCAAACCTCTTTCGTGCCTCGTCGTCCCACGGTGCAACGTCCTTCGGTCTGATTATCTGTGCGTTAAGTCTGCCCGAAGACCGCCACAACTGACGGCGGAACTTGCCCGCCTCGACCTGTTCGCATAAGGTCTGACGCAAAGCACTAATCGGGGACAGATAACCGGACGGATTGCCCGCAGAATATGTCTTGAACTGTACGAACTCGGACTTCGGAATCTCG